CGTCCCAAGAACAACAATCTGCTCTGAAGGAAGTGCGCCCCTTGTGCTTGCCGCAATAGAGAAATAAGGAACAGTTCCATCATACTCTATAGCACCAGCGGCAGCTGTCGTAAGATTTGTTCCAGATGCCAGCTTAATTGGCGCAAGAGTATTTGTTCCAGCCGCAACATTAATATTAGTTAGCGTCGGAGATGTCGCAAAAACAAGAGAACCAGAACCAGTTTCATCCGTAATAGCAGAAGCTAAATTTGCTGATGTCGGTGTTGATAAAAATGTTGAGACATTAGTTCCAAGACCACTGACACCAGTAGAAATTGGCAGACCTGTGCAGTTTGTAAGTGTCCCGCTGGACGGAGTTCCGAGAATTGGCGTAACAAGAGTGGGGGAATTTGCAAAAACCAGAGAACCAGAACCAGTTTCATCTGTAACCGCAGCAGCTAAATTAGAAGAATTTGGGGTTGCTAAAAATGTTGCAACATTAGCTCCAAGCCCAGAAAGAGACGCAACTGGAAAACCTGTGCAGTTGGTCAATGTCCCACTTGCAGGGGTGCCAAGGTTTGGCGTTACCAATGAGGCACTCGTGGTAAGAACAAGGGCGCCAGTCCCTGATGGCGTAGATCCAAGAGCGGAAACAACTCCAGTACCTAACCCAGTCACGTTTGTAATTGGAAGGCCGCCGCAATTAGTCAAAGTCCCCGACAATGGCGTCCCAAGAACCCCACCATTAATAACAAAAGAGCCCGCTGTCCCCTCATTAACAGCAAGAGCAGTCGCCACCCCTGTGCCAAGACCAGAAACACCAGTTGAAATAGGTAAGTTTGTGCAGTTTGTCAGAACACCAGCAGAAGGCGTCCCAAGATTAGGCGTGACAAGAACAGGAGAGGCGCTTGTATATGTCTTAATTTGAGCAGCAGATGTCTTTACTGGCCCAACACCCGTAACTTGGACGTTAGGTAAAACGTCAGTACCAGAAACTGCTGCACCAGGCGCAAGGCCAGATATTGGTAAATTTGCCATACTACCCCGACCTTAAATATTATATTTACAGACCAACGCCGCCAGACTGTAAGAATGTCCCAGAAACAGTCCCGCTACCGCTGTTTAAGAGTATGCGAATAAATGTTGGCGCATAAGTAATGCCAGACTGTTTTCCAGCAGAAGCCCCAACAAGAGCAGAATCCGTAGAATTAAACCAACTAACATTTGTAATAGATACTGGATCAGTTGCAGAATTTGGATCATCCAATGTTGTTTGAACTGTATAATTTACAGTCCCACTAACGTCCGTTTGGATGGAAACAAAGTTTGGAGCCCAGTCATCCAATCTAGCCCAATCACTTCCAGCTACAGTGCTTGTGCCAGCAGAAACATTACCAGCTGTTGTGTCGCTGGTTAAAATGCTTGTAACAGTGGCAAAATCAACAGTAGTTGATGCCGTGCTTGCATTAGAACCGGCAATTGTTTGAAAAACACTTGTTCCGCCAAAAGTTGTCCCAGAAATAGTAAATGTTATTCCCGTATCATCACCAACTGACGTAATTATAACTCTACGCGGAACATCCAAAGTAACAACAGAAGACGTAAGGGTTAAATATCCAGAACCAGTAATTGTTTGAGCAGCCGCAATACTTGTTGCTGATGCTGCCGCAAGTGGTCCAACACTAACTGTAATTGGGCGCATTTTATTTTCCCTTTGTGTGTCCGGCTCTAGCCGCAGCTACATTATCAACAAGGTTTGGATATGGACGGCCAGCGGCTCTGGCCTTCGCCTTGGCTAGCTTAACACCTTTCACACTCAAAGCCTTGTGCTTGGCGTCTTTAGGTGCGTCTTTTTCCCAAAAGGGCTTGCCCATATTAACAATCCCATTTTCTCAAAGATTTATTTATCCGACTATTTGGGTCTGCGGCTGCCGCTGAACCCGTAAGCTTTTTCTTCATACCTGTCATTCTAGCACAGAATGAACTTCTCCGCGCAGCAGATGCTTCACTTTTTGCAGCCTGTTTCTTAGAAACTGGCGGCTTAAGATTGTGGCCCTCAGCCTTAGCAGAAGCCCTCCCCTTGGCGTTTAATCCACCCTCAGGGTTTTTACCTTCTTTTCTTTGCCATGCAGGAGATTTTGCCATTTTATCCTCGCAATATATAGGCGGCGGGGCTTTGGACACCCCGCCGAAGCACCTACTAATTTAAATTAGTAATGTGAAGCCTTGCCGCGAGGTGTTCCAGCTTTAGCTGAAGAGAAAACACCACCACCCGTTGCACGGGCTGGCTTTTTACCTTTATGAGCAGCAGACATTACTTTGCCACCCTTCTTAGCGCATCCACCCTTTTTAAAGGTTTCAGTCTTGTTTGCAGCTTCACTAGCAACATTAGAGTCACCACCTGCGTAATATTTACCCATAGTCTTTCTCCGTTACTCTGTTAGAGGCCAAGAGCCTGAACGTAGTCTACCGTAAGAACACCAACACCTGCACCAGTATTTGTTGAAAGCATGAAAATTTGAACGTCAGAAGTCCCAACGTCAATCCAGTTTCCAACTCTCGTAGCATCAGTGCCTGGCGACACGCTTACAATACCAACAGCAACGCCGGTATTTGCGGCAGTCGCAGCAACAGCCAATTCAGTAGCAGTTGCACTTGTGCCAATATTAAACGTGCTTGCAACGCCGTCCCAAGCTGTCGTTACATAAAGCTTGATGGACGTAATTTGGCTTCCGGCTGGAACCACAATTGTAGTCGTGTAAAGACCAGCAACAGTTCCGTTAGTAGCCTGAGTAACAGGAACAGACTGCGACATAAGAACATAGCCAACATTGGCCAGTGTCCCAACAGTTGATCCAGTAGTATATAAAACATCCCCAGCCGTAATTGGGCCGGTAAAAGTAGTGGTGCCCATAAGAGCCTCCTGCACGAGTCGCTGTATAGTCTGTGCAGCGTCCGCTGGGCCGGTCTATACAGCTTGAAAACCCAGAAAGAAGACGGGGGCTTAAATCAGAGGCCCCCGCCATGTTTTACTTACGACGTTGGGAATGAACCCCAAATTGAACGCCAGTTGTAATAGCCGAAGCTATAACGCTCGTAGCCTTTAACCAAAAGGTTGTCGGTTACGAAATCTACCTGCATGTCCGTCTCGAACTTAACGCGCTCCATGTAGGAAAGGCCGTCAATGTTAGTGAGAAGGAACCAAGCATAAGCAGAGGTCAAGAAGTCATTGACCATGTAACCTTCGGGAAGGCCCCCGGCAGTCATCATGATTGCGTTGACATCATTGTCTGCTGTGCCTGGGCGCAGTTCCGTCTTTGTAAGACGAATTGCAACAGGCTCAAGCTGTGGCGGAACAACAAGACGACGGCCACGGGCAAATACCTTCAGGCCAGCTTGGTCTTTGAAGTTCGTGCGGATGCTAATCATAGCATTCAGCAACGTAGCTTCATTGAGGTCAACTGGAACTGTCGGCAGATTTGAAACCGTGCCACCATCAATAGGATGGTCAGACGCACAAAGCGCCTTACCGTCACCACCAACGGAAGCATTATACGTCGTCGCCGTGTTCAACACGTTGGCGCCGTAAATTTCCTTCGTCTGCTGGAACGACTCAATCAGGCCAAGGTTTGACGGCATGAACTGTGTTTTATACAGATTGTCGTCAACTGCTTTGCGCGTAATGGCGTAACCCAGAGCAATTTCAGTGTGCTCTTGGTTGTAGACATAACGCTCACCAGCTGAGTTGTCGAAAGCAGTCTGGCCGCCTTCAGTTTTCAGCTGCGCAAGACCCAAGAAACGCATTTCTGCGGTGCGCTCAAGCGCCATCTTGGAATCATGCTTGGTGAAGATTTTGTCGTATTGAGATGGGATCATCTCATACTTGCCTTCAACTCCGCGCAAGCCGGGGAGCAGAAGGTCTTTTATGGCAGAGAGATTAACAGCCATGGTCCTTTACTCCCTTAGCTGATGCCCGTCTGAGCGCCGTTTGCACGGGTCAGCGAGTTGTTGAACTGCACAATAACGAGATTGTAAGCAGCCGTAGCGTCTGTGCCATTCGCGCCAGGAGGCTGAGTGACAACATCAACTACGCGGAAAGGAAGCGTTGCAGTCGTGGCAGGAGACTCAACATAAGCGCCAGAAATGCCAGAGTTAGCATTGCCAGTGCCGAGGTTGACCTGAATGTTCTGGCCAATCTTTGAGAAGCCAACATTCGTTCCACCAGCTTGCACAAGGAACTTCGCGTTAGGGTCATTGATGACGTATGCCGTCACATCACCATTCGCGTCTGAACCTGGCCAGTAATTTGACCAGACTGTGCGCTTTTGGGAAACTGACAGATACTTACAACCAGCGAAAATACCAGCGCAGGCAGCCGT